GGCTTGGGATCCTTGGCGTATAGGGTGGGCTGCAATACCTCGAGGTTGGCCCAAAGGAGCGCGAACCGGCGCTCATTGTCATTATGATTGCGCTCGTCCCGATAGCGGGCCTCGATGCGCTCGACGCGGTCGCGCCAGGTCTCGCGCTCCTTCTCGAAGTGGTTGATCTCGGCCTTCCAGCGCGCGGCGGTGCCCTGCGGCGGGGGGCCGAACTGCTCCTCGGTTTCGGCGCCCTGGGGCAATACGCCGCTCATGGGCGCCCAACGAGCACGCTACGAACAGCGGCTCGGAGCCGTTGGGCGGGGAACGCGCCGGCCCCGTGGGCGAGGAGGGCACGGAGATCCTCCACCACAGCCGAGCCGGTCGCGCCGCTGCCGGGGCTGCACGTGAACACATTCACTCCCTGAGGAGTGCCCCGGCGCATCAGATTATGTCCTCTCCGGTTAAGGCGCGGTAACACGCGGCCTGGGGAGCGTATGCATGATAACTACCCTTGTCGGGCGTTGCTCTTGTCACAGCCGCGCCCTCGATTTGCCCTGCTCGCTGAGGCTCGAGACGCGGATCGCCCCCGGCGCCAACGGCGGGATCTTCTCCACCGGGGCCGGCGTCCAGGGCCTACTCATGAAGGCGTAGCGGTCAGCGTCGGCCACGTGATCCTCGCCCTCCGTGTCCATGTCCTCCGGCCGGGCGTCGTCATGCTGCATCGCCGGGATCGTCCTGATGGCGTCCCGGCAGCTCGCCATCCAATACGCCATCGGCTTGCCATCCTCCCCCTTGAGCCGCTGCCGGAAGGCGTCCCAGCCGCCGAGCGCGCCCTGCCGGCTCACCCGCGCGTTGTCGGCCCGGCGCCAGATCACGCCCCGCCCGAACATGCGCTCGGCGATGCTCGGCCCGCCGTCGCTCGAGAAGATGGCCGGGTCGGCCACGCCGTAGGCCAGCGCCTCGCCGGCCTCGCGCTGCTTGACGCCGTCGGCCACCTCCTCGGCGGTCAGCCGCAGCCCCACGTTGGGCTCGCCGGTCGACCCATACCACTCGCGGTATTTCACCAGCGCACCCTTCGGCAGCCCGTGGCTCGAGCCATCGGCCTGCGCCCACCACCCCACCGCGAACGGCCTGGCCGAGCCCCAGTCCATCGAGCGGAACCGGAGCCAATGCTCGGGGGGCGTGAACGGGGCGAGGACATGCTGCGGGCCCCACTCGGGGAAGAACGCGCCCGCGATGACGGACCAGTCGCCCTCGAGCCAGGCACGGACAAGCTCGGGGCTGCCGGATTGGCGCAGGTTGGCGATGTAGCTCTCCTGGTCGATCCTGGTGTTGTCCTGGACCCTCGAGGGGATGAACACGCGCTGGCGTCCGCTCTCGGGGTCGGTGATGACCTCCCAGCCCATCGGGGCGGGGTCGATGTAGCGGGCCTTGAGCCATTGGTGGCCGGGCCCACCGGGGTTGCCGGTGAGCCGGATCCTGCATGGGACGCCCGCGCCGGAGCGCAGGGTGGCCATGAGCCTGAAGATGGGCGCCGGGCTCGGGAAGTTGCCGGCCTCCTCCACGTAAACGCGGGTGTATGACGCGCCCTGATGGTTCTCGGCGTCGGTGTCGCGCTCGAGGTGGGCGAAGATGAGCCGGGCTCCGTTGGGCATGGTGACGCGCATGGAGCCGCTCTCGGGCGTGCCGACGAACGTGGCACCGAGGGGGGCGTAGATCGCCTTGGCGCGCTCGAACGTCTCGCCGAGCTGCTTGGCGGTGCGGCGGACCATCAGGCCGACGGCATCGCGCCCGTATTGGGAGGCATGTTGTCCCCACTCGCCGAGGATGCCGTCGGTCTTGCCGCCGCCTCGAGCCCCGCCGAAGAATGCCTCGAACACGGCGCACATCAGCAGGGCGCGCTGCGGCCCGCTGGCCGGTGCCCAGGTTATGACTGGGCGAGCTGCTTGGGCTTGCACTGCCGGACCCATTCGTCGGCGTCGATGATTTCGGGCATGCCGAGCATGACGAAGCCCACCTTGGCGCCTGGCTCGCCTGTGAGTTGCATTGGCAGCACCTTGCCTATCAGGGCGAGGAACGGGCCGGGCGTGTCGATGGCTCGAGCCGCGAGGTAGGCCTGACCGCCTGCATCATTGAGCGCGCCGAGGATCATGTTCTTGAGGTCGGCGTTGAACTTGTTCGGCGTGCCGGATGTGCGTCCACCCCTGCGCTCGCCTGGCGCGCTACCGCGAGGCATTACTACTTCCCGCTATGGTAGCATTCATCGGGCGATCATGTCCTTAAACGCGAAAAGCCGGGGGCGAATGAACGCCTCCGGCTAGATAACGCGGATATGACCCATACCTTGGGCGCGTTGGCAAGAAAAATCGTTCGACGTGGAACCTTTACGCTGCCCGGCCTCCTCGATCTTGGCGAACGGGCTCCATTTGGCGAAGCGGGGGCGTCCGTTGCCCTCCAAAACGGTGACACGCGAAATGGCGTGAATGGAGAGACCGTGGAGGCGGGTCTGGCTTTGTCCGCTACCCACCGTCCGCCAGGGTCCGTCAGGGGCTCCAGCGACCTGTAGCAATCGGCTTACGGCCATCTCTACGCCGTGCCTGGATGTGGCCCGGTAGATTTGGCCGTTGAAGGTGCATTGGGCGGTGTCGGATCCGTCCGGCCGGCTGCTGACCTCGATGGTGTAGGTCAAGCTGCCATGCCCCTAGAAGGCTCTAGGAGCCTCGCTGGATGCCCTCCAGTTTTTGACGGCACTTGCTCCCGGCCGGGGCGTTCATCGGCCTGTGCGGTCTTCTGTGGGGCTGTGGGAGGCGTTGCGTTGAGTTGAGGGGCGAAGCGTTGCGGTGCGCTGCGCGGCGCGGCGATGCGGTGCGAAGCGGCGAGGAGCGTGGCGTGGCGCGGAGCTGCGACGCGGGGCGAGGCCTTGAGGTTGGCGGCTATGATGGCGATCCCTTGTTGGTGCCATCGTTGGACGGCTTTGCGGTCGGCGCCGATGAGGCGGGCGATTTGGGACCAGGTGAACAGATGGCGCTGGGTCGTGGGCGAGACGAGCGCCCGTGCGTTGCAAATCCGTCGTAGGACGTATCGGTCTTCGGGGATGAGGCTGACCCAGGCGAGGGCTTCGTCCATGCGGTCGATTTCGGCTGCGTTGGGGATTGCCGGGCGGGTGGTGGCTTTCGACCAGCCGTAGCTTGCCGAGGCTTCGCGGACGACATCGGGCATGGCTGAGCGGTAGCCTGCGGGTCCGATGGTGGCGAGGCGCAATGCGAGGAGGCAGGCCCCGGCTTGCTCGAGGCGGGCGGTGATTTCGTTTGGGGACATGGTGCGTCGTCCTGTTTGGGGGACGTTGCGTTGCGTTGAGCAGAGACGAGGAGCGATGCGACGCGTCGCGAAGCGGGGAGGAGCGCCGAGGTGCGCGGAGTAGAGGTGCGATGCGTAGCGGGGCGGTGAGCGGCGGAGCGGTGAGCGGCGAAGCGATGCGGTGAGGTGCGGAGCGTAGCGCTGCGCAGAGATGCGGCGCGCGGAGACGCGGGGCGACGCGGCGCGCACGGGTGGCTATCCAGCTGCCGCGCGTTTGGGGGAAAGGCTGATCATCCATTCGACCGCCGAGAACGTGGGGAGGTCGTTGCTCGAGCCTCGGGCGATTTTGTCGACCTTGCGTTGGGTTGCGCGGTCGAGGGCGTTGCGGGCGATTTCGCGGACGATGGAGGAGGTTGCGAAGCGGGCTTGCTGGGTCATGTCGAGGCGTTCGATTTCGACGGTGTCGGCCTGTTTGGCGCCGTTGGTGAGTTTGTTGCGGGCGCCGGCGAGGAACCAGGTGCGTTGGCGTTCGGCGATTTCGGGGTCGGCGAGGCGGGCGAGGCCGAGCTTTGGGGGGATGCAGATCCAGACCTGGGAGCTGTCGCGTTCGAGGATTTTGCGGGCGCTGATGAGGTGGTGGGATCGGCTGGAGACGGGGATGCCGACGTGGTCGGTGAGTTCGGCGTAGGTGAGGCGGGCGCCTTTGGGGTGGCTGGCGAGATAGCGCACCAGGGCGGCGGTGATTTCGGAACGCTGGAAGGGTGTGG